CTTTAGGGCGTCTTCTTGGCTGACCTTGTTGATGACGCGCGCCGCACGTGCTGCACCGATCAGCGAGCCGGCGCCGCGCACGCTGTCGATCGTCGCGTCTTCGCCGTTTGACTTGCGGATGTGGTGCGTCAGTACGACCGCGGCTCCGGTCTGGTCTGCGACCCAGCGCGCTGCGGACACTGCCGCGTTCATCGCGACGTTGTCGTTCTCGTTGATATCGTTGAAGCTGACCCACGGGTCAATGATGACCAGCCCGATGTTTTTCTCTTTGATCTCAGCGACCATGTACTCAAGCATGTCTTCGTCCGTCAGGATGCCGTCACGCGTCTGCTTAGCGAACTGGATCATGAGCTCACGTCCGGCGTCGACGAACAGCTTGCCTTTAACTTCCTCTGGTTTGATGTTGTAGTGGATGAAGACTGCCGCGAGCCGGCGCTGCATTTCTTCCAGCGGATCTTCGCCGTTGATGATCCAGACGTTACACTGCTCGTGCACCTCCTCCTCCAGCAATGCTCGGCCAAGGCAAACGGACACCGCCTCAACGATCTGCATGGATGTCTTACCGATACCACCCTGCGATGCAAGCACGCTCACGTAGCCGCGCACGTAATGCTTTCCATAAACCCAGCGGCGCTTTGGTATCAGCGACGGGTCAATGACCTCAAACTCAGTTGGCCACTGGCGCGTGCCTTGCTTTTCTTGTTGCGCCATTACGGCATAAGGTTGCGCAGTTGCTAGCGCTTCACGCAACTTTGTTTCGCCGGCTTCGCGTAAATAGTCGTTTGCGTCCTTTACGTTTTCTTGTTCGAGCTGATCGAAGCGCACGACGTGCACCTGCGTGCTGCCGTCACCCTTTAAGACGTCAATGCACTTGTGGATGTCCAAGTCTGGATCTGCGCAGACGGTCACGTCGGACGCGCGCGGTGGTACATATGTCGCCATGCCCGCCTTGCCGAACGTGCAGATAATAGCTGCGTCGTCTCCGGTTGCCTGCTTAACGCTTAATGCGTCCTCCGGCCCCTCGGTAATGATAATCGGCGTTTCGCCTTGCGCTTCGCCAATTTGCATTACATTTCCGGCGATGACGCCCCGCGAGTATTTCGAGATCCCGTTGACCTCGCGCTTCTTTCCATCTGGCGTGAGTAGCACTTGCTGCACGCCCTCAATTACTCCGTCTGGCGTTGTCGCTGCAAACATGATCGCCGGCCCGTCGTAGGCGTTGGGCGTAAACTTTGCCACGCCAACGGCCGACGATGCGCGCAGGCCACGTGAGTTTAGGTAAAGGAGCGCAGGCTTTACGGCGTCCAAGTTTTCGCGCGTGATGGGAACTGCACGCTCCCAAGCGTCCTGCGCCTTCTTGATTTTGTCGCTGCGGTTTTCCTCGTCGCGTATAATCAAGTCTTTACTGGCCAGTCGAGAAACCAAACGTTCAAGTTCACTTGGTATATACGGCTGTATATCCGAGTTTTCTAGCTGCTTTGGGTTTTCGGCGCCGCGCTTAAATCCGCTGCCAATAGTTGACTTAATCTCAAAATCTTTAAGCCCGATTTCGCGTGCAGCCGAGTGAAGCTGCAAAATCGCATTGTCTGTGTTGGCCGGTGAAAGATGCGAGTGCCGCCCAATGGCAAACGCTGCCTTATTTAGGTTTTCGTTTCTGCCGCCCTTCATGGATGCGATGACGTCGTGCACCGCCCCATCTAGTACTTTGTTGAAATATGCTTCTGACATTCTTTTCCCTGTACGCCGTTCTGCTTTGGATGTCGTGGGACATAATTACGATAAATATGCCCCACGAAGTTATTACATTTGTTAGAACCCGAAGTTGTTCCCCTCGGCTGGTGCTGCAGCGGGTGGCGCTGCCGGAGCTGGCGCGGGAGCCGCATCAACTGGTGCCGGCGCAGGCGCTGCCGGCGCAGGCTCTCCGCCTGTAGGCTTATCGATCCATGTGCGGATGTTAAAGCCGACGTCATACGACGTTCCCTTACCCACGACGACCGGTGTGGTCGATGTTACTTGAACGACCGGAACTTTGCCCATATTGAACTCTTCCATGCCTTCAGCTTGGTTATAGAGTTTTGCAATGAACTGGCCCAAGCCGTAAGAGTTGCCGCTGAACTCTGCCTCACGCCCGTCAGCGAGCCAACACTTGACGCTAAAGCCTTGCTTATGGCTTTCGCTTGGTCGCTCAATCTTTTGGCTAGGCGATGGCCATGGCTGCCAGTCACGAACGCCCACGTCGATGTGAAGCCATCCAAAGACGACTTCTTTGATGTCGCACGCAAAGCCGCGCTCCATGTCAATTGGCTCGTCTCCAGCCTCTGTTTTAGCCCACCAGCGGTTTTGCGGTAGGTTGCCCCGAATGTAGACGCCTGTTCCTTCTGCGTCGCTTGATCCGAATGAAATTGGCATAATGTGTCTCCTTGACTTAGTTTGCCTCTGTAAATTTGAACGACCAAGGCGGGATACGGATCGTCGTTAATTCCCCGTAATCGTAGCCCCACTCGTTGTTGGCTTGCGCTATCGCAAATTGCTCTAGCGCATACTGGACAGCCACGTCGCCCTCGTTCAGGCTCTCGGTGTCGAGTTCGTAAATTCCTACTTTGTATGGTGCCTCCTTCCCCACAGCAATAAAGATAAACCGATCGACCTCATGGCCGTCAAGCTCCATTACCCTGCGGTAAAAACTTTCCTGTATGTGATAACCAAAGTTTGCGGCCTGCTTGGCGAAGCCTTCTGGCGACGGATCGATCGTCGTCTTCAGGTCAAGCACGCATGCAATGTCTGTGCGCCAGCCGTCCGGACGCGCACGCAGATCCACGCCTGTCAGTGCGTCTGTGGTCAGCACGCTAGCCTCGCAGACTAGGTTGCCCGATAACATCTCTGCGGCTACAGGGTTTGCACGCACCGCCTCCGCCATGCGGCTCACTTGGTCGTACTCCTTCGTATTTAAGATGATCGCGCCAGCCTCGTCGGCGCTGTCCTTAAACTCGTTGTACTCCTTACCGGCGCGACGCCCATCCCACTGCCAGATTGTGTCCGCTAGGTTTGGCTCAAACACTAAGGTGTGCGCAGCCGTGCCAACAAGCATTGCGGTCGTCTCCTTGCGTTCACCGTGCTTGTAATCGGCCAGCGACTGCGTCGCGATCGTCTTAGCACCTGACGCGGAGAGATGTGGCAGCGCATGGTACTCCGAGTTTGATAAGTCGTAATTAACTGCCATTATCTTTTCCCCGTTAAAATCTCTGAAACGCGCCCCATGTTGATGCCAAAATATTCTGCAATCTGCTGTTGTGTCGCCTTGGGGTAATTGCCTGCATATATATGCACTAGGCGTTTTGTTTCCTCTGTCACTGGCTTTGACTGCTTCGGCGCCTTACGACCTAAAGAGTAGTCACGGTACATTTCTTTCAATGAGCTTTCAATGCGAGTGCGCACTTCGCTATCCATGTTGTACTCTAGCGCCTCCAACAATATTTCTCTGGCCTTTGGAATATTAGCCATTCGCTTTCCCCTTCCCAAACAGCGCAATAAGCAACGCCTCCGCGCGGTGTTCGTCTTTCTTGCGCTTCAGCTCCTTTGCAAGATCCGGAAACCACTGCTGCGCAAGCCTGCGTGCCGCGTCTTTGTCACGCGGTAAGTTGAGCGCACGCTTCCAGTTGTTTGGCGTCACAAGCGTGTACGGTGAGCGTGACAGCGCACACGTCGATACGATCTGACCAAACCCGTAGCCGAGCTTAAATGTCGATACGACGCCCTGCTTTGGCATGGCCTGCTGCTTTTCTATGTAAATGTGATCGACTTTTTCGACTGAGGTGATGATATCCATAAGAGCCACTACGTCAACTCCACCCTCGTCATAAGTAGGTAGGTCGTGCACTTCCGACCAGTCGTCGCCTACTAATGCCACGCCGCCAGTCCGGTATCCGCAATCAATTCCGACGATCATCTTTAAACTCGTACCCCGCCTGTTTTAGTAAATCTTTCAATGCAATCTCGACTAACGCTGACATGCTAATGCGTGTATTATCGCTGTGATCGTGCAGTGCATCGTAAACATCCTCACGTATTCGTGGGCCAATTTGCTTAAGCTCTTTCATGTTATTCCTCCAGCTTTCACACCGTGTTAACACGAATGTCAGATGTGGCGCAATAGTTGTCAGTGTGTTAAAGTGAGAAAAAAAACAGCGGTGCATTTTGATGGAAAAAATCGGCATTATTTTAGCAGTGTTTGTGCAAGCGGCTGGCATTGTTTGGTATGTGTCTATGCTGGCCAGCGGAGTTGACGAAAATACACGTAATATCGCGCGCCATGAGATCATGATCCAGAAGCTAGAAGATACCACACAGACGCAGGCAATCATGTCAGCGCGTATCGACGAAAACATCCAGCAGATCCGCTTAACTCTGGAGAAAATGGCGGACAAATGACATGGCTATACTTGAGAGCATTGCCGCAGCAAACGCAGCTTATTCGGTAATTCGCCAAGCGCTTGGCAACGGTCGGGAAACTGCCGGACTTATTAGTGCAGTCGGAAAGTTTCTGTCGGCGGAGGAAGACGTAAAAGAAGCCGTACAGAAAAAAAAGAATAGCCCGCTGACTGCGATAGCCGGAGGTGAGCAGGGTGACTGGGAAGAGTTCCAAGCATTAGAAAAGTTAAAGCATCAACGCGCAGAATTAGAGAGCTACTGCCGTCTGTATGCGCCGGCGGGAACTTGGGATCGTTGGCAGCAATGGCAGGCGGAGGCGCGTAAGCAGCGTCAGGCAGCTAAGAAGGCTGCACGCATTGCTCACGAGAAAAAGATCGAGCAGCTTCAAGTCGCGGCTGGCGTCATCCTAGCCGTCACTGGCGGTGTTTTGGTAATTTACTATTTAGGTGTATACATGGGGAAGTGGTGAGCAAATATGTAGTTTACGATCAAAATGGTAAGGTCGTGATTATTACAAGCAACAAGAGGATTGCAGAACACTATGGCAACAATTCTTGATCAGTGGCGCGTTTGGCCTCGCGCTATGATGTTAGTCCAGACAATAGTATACATAAGGTGCATCGAATGGGCATTATCTCAGCCAGACTTGAGCACATCTCAAGCGGGCTTAATCAGTGTGGTTACTGGCGCCATGACTGGCACAGTGGCAGTTTTCATGGGAAAGGAAATCAAGTGAGACACATAGACGAAATCATCGTGCACTGCACGGCTACGAACCCAAAATGGTTCATCGATCGCGACGCGCACGAAGTTGTAAAAGAAATACGCCGCTGGCACACAGAGGAACGCGGGTGGTCTGATATCGGATATCACTTTGTGATACATCGCAGTGGACAAATCGCTGCAGGACGCCCGATCACGCGCGGAGGTGCTCACACAAAAGGGCGTAATAAGTCCAGCATTGGCATCGCGCTCGTAGGTGGCCGCGGTGGCTGCGCCAATGACGCATTCGGTGACAGCTTTACTGCGGATCAAGAGCGCGAGTTACGCGCGTTGATTGAGAGCCTGCAGGTTGAGTTTCCAGACATCGACAAGGTGAATGGCCACAAC